CGCCGATGCGGGCGGCCCGAGCGGGAACAAAGGAGCCGATCTGCGCCATCAGCACGATCAGCGCCACCTGACGCATGTAGGTGGATTTACCGGCCATGTTGGGGCCGGTGATGATGGCCACCCGGTCATCCTTTTCGCCCATGTACGTATCGTTGGGGACAAACATGCTGTCCCGCCGCATCTGCTCCACCACGGGGTGGCGGCCATCGTGAATTTCGATGACGCCGGACTCGTCCACCACAGGGCAGCAGTAATTGTTCTTCACCGCCACAGCGGCCAGTGA